TATTCGCACCGGAGTTATTACCACAGCTATTATTCTGGCCAGTTATTCGAGTTATTACAGTTATTCCAGGCAGTTATTCCAGGCAGTTATTCCATCGTGTTATTCCTGGTGGGCATTGTTAAGCAGTCTTAACACAGCAGGGCAGCACAGGGCACGACTAACAGGTTAAGATTCCTTATCGTGCTCGGTGGTTGACAGCGTGATAGCTAGGCCTTAGGATTGGAGAAGCCCCACTTGGGGTATGTAGTAGGAGGTACCGGTATGGCAGATGGCCAGAAGTATGAGAGCGGCTTGCTCGATGGATTCCTCAGGAGCCGGGCGGCTACCGCCTTCCTGAATGGCAGGGAGTCAGAGAACCCTATGGCGGCAATGGAGTGGCTCCGTGCGGGTGTCGCCTATCAGGAGGCCTTGGTCTCCTATGAGAAGGATGGAGACTCCGAGGAAGTACGGAAGCTCACCGCCGAAGGTATGGACTATGCGGATAAGGCGATCTCCTTGGAGAAGCAGTCATGAAGGCCTATCTCCATAAGGGCTGCTCAGGGAAGACCCGGGCGTCCGATGAGTGGTGGGATGGTATCTACTTCTATGGGATGCTCGAGGTTGTCTGCTCGATTACCGGCGAAGGTGAGCGGGCCGCGATTGGCGTTCAGTCGAACCCTGAGGAGTACAGCTACCCAGACATTACCGAGATTCGTTGCCATGACTGTGGCGAGAGCATTAGGAAGGTCGAGATGGCGGCCCTGAAGCTTGAGGCCCGCATTGGCCACGATCCCGAATCGTATGGTCTGGTATACTCGGAGTCCACAATCGTTCAGCCGTAGGAGGTATTTATGAGTCGCTATTTGTTTTGGCTTCTCTGGTTCTTTGTCGCAGGATGGTTCTGGTAATGAAGGCGTGGGTTGTTCAGGCGTATACCTATGAGGCTGGGGTTCATTGCGTACCCTGTGCCGAATCCCGGTTTGGCGCGGAGCTTAGTAGCACGGCCTTAGACTCCGAGGGGAATGCTCCCTATCCGGTCTTTGCCTCAGATGACTTCTGCCCTTGTGGGGAGTGGTGTCTGTCGTGTGGTGCCGCGATCAGTGAGGCCTATACCCACGAGCCGGGGATGTGTTCCCGGGGGTTCGATAACTGCCGACTGGTGGTGCCAAGTGAGTGAGATGAGCGACGATCAGGTCAATGAGGAATTTCAGATCATCTCTATTACGGTGTCATGGGGAGTGGAGGACATTCTCCGGCTCTACCCAGATTGGACGCCGGATGAGGCCGAGCATTTCATTGACAGCTCGTATCGAGAAATTGCTGCGGAGGTTCGAGAAGCCGGCGACAGCATGATCCATAAGATTGTCAAGGAGATTGAGAGGGGAGATCGTGGCGCGTCGAACTAGCGAATGGGAGGGTGCTCCGGCACCCCGCTGTCCGAACAATGTTAGGCACGGCCTTGTTCCCGATCCGAACGGAGCATGGATCTGCGAGGATTGTCGAGCTGCCCACAAGCCCAGGAGCAAGACTCCGTACCGGTTTGCGTTCGTACTTGACAAGATGATAGACAACCCAGATACTAAGTAAATCCCGCTTGGGATAGGAAGTAGTAGGAGGCAGTATGTTGTACGACCACGATGCGCTTCTCGCACAGCGCAAGGGTATGACGCTCGAACAGGCCGAGGCCCATTACATTCAGACCGAGATGATTGAGCCGCTTATTGGCGGGGAGATTATTGGGGGATTCGTACACGAGTCAGACGACTCCACCCCGTTCCCCGTCTTACAGGTAAAGATTAAGGGGAAGGTCTACAAGATGATTATCTCCATGGATGACGAGATGAACGGCGGCGGTCGTATCTTGTGCGATGATTTGACAGGCGAATAGTTATCTACTAGTATTGTAATCACGGCAGTTGCCGTATTGTTGTAGGAGGCAGTATGGATAAGTTCAGGACACGAATCGAGCAGGACACCGCAGACGGCTACGATGTCTTTGGCGACCGCGCCGGTCAGTTCTATACCGGAGAGAAGGCCGCGAACTATGGCTTCCCGTGGGATGTCAAGCTTCCGGTCGATGACGAGAATACGGCGACCTTTACGCCACCGGCAGACGCGGTGTATGTCAGCAAGGTCTATGGCTTCTCTCACTCCGGCATGAGCATCAGCCTTACGCCGTTCACGGATAAGTGGGATTCCGCGCAGATTGGGTTCTATGTCATTGAGAAGGAACAGGCGAAGTTCTGGCTTGGTGATTCGTATACCGAGGAGGAGCTTGCGGCAAAGGCCGAATCCGAGATTAGCGTCGTAGACTCCGTTCTCCGTGGCGAGGTCTATTGCGTCATCTTGGAGAAGTCCGTTGATTGCGGCACAGCAGGACACGAGAACACTTGGGAAGTTGTAGAGTCGTTGGGCGGCATCATTGGCTACGACCAAGCAGAAGCCGAGGCCGACGCAATGATTCGCTACAAGAAGGGCATCGTGGACTATGAGGGGGAGCGAGTATGAGCGGCCAGATGGATAGTTGCCGGAGCTGTAAGGCGATGGTCTTTTATGCCGACGAGAAGGTTGTCGGTACTTGGAATGGCGAGCCGAACACGCGCTTTGATGTGCTCGACTTCGACCAGTACGAGGCCGGTATCCCTGAGGGCTATGAGGTCTATTGCTTGGACTGCGCGCCGTGCGAGTGTGAGTTTCATCCGCCATTTATGTCGGACAAGGAAGCTCGTGATGCGGGGTGGTGCTTCTTGCCAAGCTGCGATTTCGTAGAGGCCCACCGGCACGCTTGACGAGCAAGCCATTAGGTTGTAAGGTAGTACCACTCCACTTGGAGTAAGGATGTTGTAGGAGGCAGTATGCCAAACTGGTGCGTGAATCAGGTTGATGTAAAGGGCGACGAGGCAGATGTCGCGCGGCTTATTGAGTTGGTGAAGGGCGACGAGGATGCGTTTGACTTTGCCAAGATTGTGCCGATTCCCGATAGCCCATACTACTCGGCAAGCGAAACGCAGAACAACTTCCTCTGCGGCTGTAAGAAGGTCTGGGTCGAGACGAAGGCGCAGGTCGGCAAGTACGACGAGGAAGGCTACGAGGCGGCTGAAGGCCACTGGGCGGTAGACGGATTCCCTGTCGTCAAGCAGAAGCTCGACAACGGCACGCTTCGTGATTCCGTGGCGGCAATGTTCGGCGGCTCGGAAGTATGCCCTACCCACAAGGTCGGACAGATTTCATCGCAGCCAGACTGGTGGTACAACTGGAATGTTGCCAACTGGGGAACCAAGTGGAACTGCGGCGAGGTGTGGCACGACCGCACGACCGAGCAGATTACCGATGAGGGTCGCACATCATACAACTTTGAGACGGCGTGGAGTCCTGCTTCTCCGGTCATTGAGGCTCTTGCCGAGCAGTTTCCAACGCTCACCATTACGCACCGCTATTGCGAGGCGGGTATGGGCTTTGCGGGTGAGGTTGTGTATGAGCGCGGGTCGTTCGTTTCACAAGACGAATACAGCGCGGACGGCGATAAGCTCCCAGACGAGGCGTGGTATCCCGAGGAGGATGGCTCTCGCGGGTACGAACGCAACTATGATACGATTCCAATGACCGCCTTTGAGTCGTTCTGTGATGAACACTTCGGCGGCGTAGTAGGAGGCTGAGTATGAAGGCGGTTTACAGCGCGTACATTGACGGCAATACGATTGACGAAATCGTGGAGTCGGGAGAGGACTTTGTCTACTCCGACATCTACCCGCAGGTGGAAGGCGTCTTTGGCAGGACGGCCTTGTATGAGGCTCTTGCCGGAGCTTCGGAAGGGTTTGCTCAGGAGGAGCTGACCATTATGCTCAACGGCACGCCGTTCGTTAGCCACGAGCGGCACGGACAGGTCGTTCTTGGGTGGATTGACGGAATGCGCGGCAGCAATGTCAGCATCTTTAGCCACGATGAGCCGGCGAAGGAATACATGGAATACCTCCGCGAGAGCGCAGCGCGCGAACGAATCTCATGGACTTGATGTTTAACATCTTGGTAGCGATTGGCTCTATCAGCTATGTGCTTCGCTTCTTTACTATGCTTTCTGGGTATAAGGCTACTGAACCGGCTCCGCTTCTTGCCCATCCATTTCCGGAACATCCCCCGGCTCAGGAGAGCGAAATCCAAACGGGGTGTTAATCCATCGCACGCTGAACTCTGCGCCTGAGGCGTCAGGGTCGGTGTGGTTGACATCTGCTCCAATCATCAGGAGAGCTTCGATAGGATTCGTGGCAATGTCGTAGAACCCGGCAGTCGAGGTGATGTGCCAAGTCTCAGGGTTGCCGGGGCGATACACGACAAAGTAATCCATGCGTTCAGGGTGGCGTACGCACAGGCCAAACGCCACAGGACGACAATCTACCGGTTGTTTAGCACTACAGGTGCGATACAATCGACATACGAGCCGAGCGTCTCTCGGTACCGGAACAGGGAGAATCTATGGAAAACAGGAACGATAGTATGTATCAGGACTACTTCGGTGGTATGACACTTCAGGATGTCGCCGACAAGTACGGCGTGACCCGACAGCGGGTTCAGCAGATCATCAAGGCCAGTGGCCTTCCAAAGCGTCCGCGAATGAGTGGCGGAATGAAGCTTCGCAAGTTTGATTACTCTAAGATCGCGCAGCACATTCAGGAGAATCAGGCGACCGTTCAGGCGGCAGCTTCATTTTTCGGGTGCTCTATTAGTACCGTGACAAACGCGCTCTACAATCAGGGCGTCACGCCGAACAAGAAGGTTCGTTTCACCACGGCCGTAGTTGCTGACATCGTTAGCCGCTATCAGGCAGGTGAGAAGCTCCGCCTTATCGGTGAGACCTATGAGACGAGCGCGCAGTACATCAACACGGTTCTCCGTCGCAACGGAGCTATCGCCGGTCGAAGGAGCAAGTAAATGACAGAACCCACTGAACGCCTGTTCACCGAAGAAGAGTTTCTTCAGTACTCAGCTTTCAGGAAGGGTTTGTATCGGCACAACGCCTACCGGAACTCAGTATCGCGGTACATTTGGCAGAACAAGTGGTACTCGTGGTATCGACTTACCGGGTGGGCTGATTGGGCTGAGCAGGAAGCGCGTAGAGAGTTTGTGCCGGCCAAGCCTTTACCGGCGTGGTCAGTCGAGAAGCTTCAGGCTATTGCCGAGGAGTATGATCGCCGACATCCACGGAAGGCACGAAAGGGTTAAGGAATCTTAACCGAGATGGGGTATTGACAAGTCCGGCGGGGCGGCATTATGCTTGCCCTGCCGAACTTTTTCGGTAGGAAGTAGTAGGAGGCATTATGGGATACGACATTTACTCAATGCGAGAGGACAGGGAGAAGTCGCTAGCGTTTGCTAAGAAGGCAACGCCGTGGATTTTTGGCGACAGCGATGAAGCTCCTGACTATTGGCGCAACACGGCCTATTACCGGATGAACATTGGTGGTATGGGCATCCTTCGCAAGATCAACGAGCTTCTTGGCGTGGCCTTTCTCAATGAGGCCTTGTGGGATAACTCCGGTACGGTCATCCGTGATTGGGAGTGCTTTGATGCTTGGGAGATTCTTGCCAAGAAGGATGACCTTGAGATTCGCGCAGCGGTGATTGAGGCTATGAAGGAATACGACGGAGCGCAGTTTCTTATCGACAAGGATGGTGAGGTTCAGGGGTGGATTGAGGAAGTTCGCCATTGGCAGGAATACCTTCACATCTGCTCCGACCTGAAGGGTTGCGAAGTATTGTGATTGTGCTATTCTGGTTGTTGGTCGGGCTTCTGACCGTGTATGTATGGCGGCTTACGAGCCGGTAGGAGGTTCTATGGAGGACTTGGTTATCACTTATCACCACGATCCGGCACACGGCTGGCTCGAAGTGAAGCGTGAGCTTGTAGAGATGCTTGGTATTCAGGGGCTTATCACCTCATACTCGTATCAGAAGGGCGACCGTTTATTCTTGGAGGAGGATGCCGACGCATCATTGCTCATCCGCTCTCTTGGGGAGCTGAACATCAAGTACACGACGGTTGACCGGCACACCAACGCCGATCATTGGATTCGCGCACTTGACCGATACAACGCGTTGGCTTAGTATTGCTCTACGGCACTTGCCGTGATGATGTAGGAAGGAGTAGGACAATGGGATACTACATTTCAGGAAACGGAAACCTGAGGATCAAGGCCGAGAATCTCGGCAAGGCGTATGAGGCGTTGATGGCACTCAACGACGCACCGGACAGCGCGAAGCGCGGCGGGTCGTACAGCGGTGGCAAGCAGCACTCATCGTGGTTCTCGTGGATGCCAGCCGACCTTCGTGAACTCGCAGACACGAAGGCCGTGTTTGAGGCGTTGGGCTTTGAGACGATCATTGACGATGTGAACGGCGACCTTGTGATCACCTGCTACGAGAACAAGATCGGGCAAGAGGAAGTGTTCTTTGCCGCCGCTGCGCCGTTCATTGAGGATGGCGAGTATGAGTGGACAGGTGAGGATGGCGCGTTCTGGGAGTGGACTTTCATTGAGGGCAAGATGTATCAGCGCGATGGGATTCGTGATTATGGCGAGGCCGTTGAGGTGAGCGTGCCGGGGCTTCATCGTCAGCAGGTGGAGATGGTTGAGCGCATTGAGGCTTCGTTCAGCAGTAAGTAAAACTTGACGGGGCTGCGCCTATCCATTAGTGTTAGGCGTAGCCCAGTTGGGTGAGGAAGTAAGGAGGACAAAGATGAGCAACGAGCATTTGGTAGCTACCGCATCGTGCGACTTCTGCGATAGGCCGATGGCGTACTGGGCGGATAACAACTGGTCAGGAGTGGTATCGCGCTATTGCGAGGCTTGTGAGGAGAAGCGTTCCGAGAAGTTTGGCTGCGCGATGATTGTTGCCGAAGGCGTGATGTGCGATGAAGGCGCGTGCGGCTGCGGCGGAACGGGGGTGTACTAATGAACATTGACTTCTGGGATTCACTAGACGACATCTTGCTTCGCCTTCATACCGATACCGAGGCCTATGTAATGGGGCCGGAGAAGGTAGGCCGGTGGTGCTGTAATACTTGTTCAGCTACGGAGATTAGTCTGATGGCTGAGGCGGATAAGGTTAGCGAGCCAATGTATTTTTTTTATCACGACCAGAACCGCGAAGGCGAGCCGGATGAGTGCCATCTGGGTTGGTCGGGCGGTCAGCGCGCACTCGACCTCATCAAGCAGTATTGCGATTACTACGCACTAGTGGTAGACTTGCCTGAGAACGAGGACACTAAGATTCTCGTCAAGGCTCAGTAGGAGGACTTATGGTAAAGAGGAAGCCTAATAGCATCGCGGAAACCGGTATGTGGTCGGACTATGAGTATTCGGTCGTTCGCAAGAAGTTGAGCAACAAGTCGGCCATCATCACCTCGCCACGCGAGTTGGTTGCGTTGTTCCGTGAGTTCGCTGATACGGAGATGTCTGAGGCTCTGTTCGTTGTCGCCGTCGGCGGTCGCAACAACCTGCTTGGCATCCATCGCATCTATCAGGGAACCGCAACCGGCACTTCGGTGCGCGTCGGCGAACTGCTGCGCTCTGCGCTGATGATGGGGGCGGTCGGCTTCGCGCTCGTTCACAATCACCCTTCTGGTGAGTGCGACGCTTCAGATGAGGACATTAGGCTCACGGCTGATGTGGCGAAGGCCGCAACGCTGCTTGATGTTCAGTTCCTTGACCATCTGGTCGTCGGGGCGAACGGCGCGTTCACGAGTATCCGTTCACAGAAGCCGAGTATGTTTGAGGACAGCAGCACCCTGAACTAACTACGACTTGCGGGGCGGTGTCCTCCCTCCCGCGAGTCCTATCCCCCCGGCGGAGTCCTCCCGCCGGGGGATTCTTTTTGTAGCTCGACATCATCAGGCCACGCTATTCATACGCGACCCCCATACCCCATACCCCACACCCCAAAATAGTTAAGATTCCTTACACAAACCTTATCCGCAACTTACTTGACTTGCTGATACGCCTGTGAGAAACTTCGTATGTCGGGAGCAATCCTAGGAGAAGCTACCGAATAGGTGAGAGTGTTAGGAACAAAGACGCAGCCGAAAAATGCGAAGTGGTTCAGGCGAGTGATGGGCTCTAATCGCTGCTGTAAATGCGGGAGAGCAAGATTGTAAGTGGAAGCCGGAAGGTTTAGGCCAATACCGGCGGAAGCGAATAGTCTACTGAAACTTTTGGGGGCGACGGCTCCCGAAGGTTTCAGGACATAAGGCCGGTGAGCTACCGGTCTGGGAGTCAGGCCTTCGGGCTTGACTCCCTTACTCTTTGGGTGTACTCTTGTATTCCGTTCCGGGTAGAGGCCGGATAGTTGGCAGATAGACGAACTGCCCGAGACGATAAGGCCACCGAGCTTGGGTCTAACCAACAGGGGTGTCGGTGGCAGCAACTAGGCGAGAGCCGATGTTGCCTCTGTGATTAGGGATAAGCGTCAATACCGCGAAAGGGTTTGGGGGGTGTCGCAACTTGGGAGTGGTTCCCCTAGGCGACTCCCCCCTTCATACTTGACGGCGTGAATCGTTGGGTGTAGTGTTCGTTGTACCGGCAGTTGCCGGCAGAGGAAGGAAGGAGAGGACAGATGGACTTGTTTGAGATTCCGGTTGGTGAGCCACAGGAAAGCACCTGCGCGTGCCGTTGTGGTTGTGAGGTTCCGTTGTCCGGTGGTACTTGCGTTGATTGCGGCGAGGGTACGCACCAGAACAACAACGGCCTTGATGATTTCCGCACTTGCGACAATGCGAACCGGTGGCCTGAGTGGTCGCACGCAGGAGTGAAGGCGCGGCCTTTCCGCTATGGGTGGAACGGCTATGAGAACGCCTATGAGGAGTCGGTGGATTTGTGCGACGAGTGCTTTGTCGCGTGGCAGGAAGTTGGGTGGAACTAATGAGCAGGAACGACGCGGCCTTCTTTACGCCGTATCACGATTGCGACCCGGTGTGGTTCTCCGACGATAAGAGCGTGGTCATTTACCGCAACGGCGAGATGAGGATTCACTTTACCGAGCCAGACGGCAGCACGAGCGTTCTCCGGTATACCAACGACCTTGACGCGAAGGGGCTTGATACTGACGAGAAGCTCGCTGACGCTGAGAAGTCCGGCGCGCTTGAGTTCCACAATAATCCGTGGTTCGAGGTCGTCTATCACGACAACGAGGAAGGCGAAGTCTTTATTGGCCTTGATGAGGCCAAGAGGTACGCCGAAGGGATTGTCGCCAAGTATTCTGAGTGGCAGGAGCAGGTATGAGCGTCTACCGGAGCTTCCCCTCTGGGGCGTGGGTGGTCAGCGAAATCGTGGGCGGGTACTTGACGACTCGGACTTACTATGGGTACACTCGTTCAGAAGCCGTACGGAAGTTCCGTGCGGAAGTAGTGAAGGAAGGTGTGGAAGTGAGCAGGAACGCTTGTTCTTGGTGCGGGAGTGAGGTTGATGATGAGCAGCAGTACGAGTCGCGCATTTGCGCGGAGTGCTTTGCTGACGCTCAGGTGTCGGCCTTAGAGGAGATTGGCGTAGAGGAGATGAGGAATAATGAATCGCTTTGATTGGCCGTACGACGAACTCGATGTGTTGGCGTTTGCTCGCGCAATGATTCGCGGCGGCTATGCCGAGTTTGCCGAGTCGGATTACCGGTGCGAGTTGGTGATTGACCTCATTGAGCGTCCGTGGAAGTGGCGCGTGGAGCTTGACGCTTGGGTGGCAGAAGGCCGGCCTGATGTGTTTGATCCAACTGAGGCCTTGACGACAGCCCAGTAGTGGGTGTAGTGTTCAGTAGTCGGCACTTGCCGGCGTAGTAGGAAGGAGTACCTGATGAGTAGGGATACGAACGAGGTTCTGGAAGTTCCGTTCAGCAAGTTCTATGTCGCGGTGGCGCGCAAGGTTGAGGCCAAGTGCGGCCTGACCCCTGATGACCTTCCCGATGTAGACTTCCGGGGGTTCTATCCCGGAGAGCGCGCGACCTTTGGTGATTACAAGGAAGCCGTGCGTGCGTGTATGATTGAGGTGTTGGAGAACGCCGGATACCCATTAGAGGAGAGTGAGTATGAGTAAGGATTTTTCGGATAGGCGCAGTTGTATGGGTCGCACTTATCACCCAGTACGAACGAAGGCCGAGTACCTGCGAGAGTCGTCGGGGTGGTATCGGCAACAGCGTGAGAAGGACATTTTCCTTCGCGCGTTCTGGGTGCTTGCGTTTGCGGTGTTTGCGTTCTTAGTGTTAGACTAGTTCAGACCGAGCGCGTTGTCGTTCGGCATAGTAGGAGAGGAGAGGACAAATGGCATTAGAAGGAACTGAGGCCTACGAGATGGACGAGGCCGGATACTTGCGCATTGACCTTGCGGACGATGCGTGGGTAGCTTTGATGAGCACCGACGGCGTGAACTTTGGCGGTACGCTGTGGAAGCGTGCTGATGACGGCTACGACTACTCCGCCGGTTGTACGGCAGGGTATCCCGTGCTCGGCAAGTACGACAGCACCGAAACCACGGCCAAGATGGTCGCACGCTTTATCCTGATGGAGAGCGGCGAGGAGCCCTTTATCTAAGCCGGGAAACCTTCCCCCGGTATCACACCCCCAGAGCTCATCACTCTGGGGGTTTTTATTATTCATTATTCACGCGCACTCTTTACCCCAGACCCCAGACCCCAACGATTCGAGCTGCGCTGGGATAGGCCGGCGATAGGGTAGGGGGGGTGCTTGACTTCTGCGGTGGGTCGTGTATTCTCTATGAGTCGGGGCTTCCCGATAGACACAGGAAGGAAGGCTAACGATGGAAAACATTTACGCTCTCCGGATCGCTCCGGGCAAGATCACCATTACGGCGCGCGGTGAAGGGCTTGATGGCCTCTACGCTGCGACCGAGTGCGAGATGGTGGAGATTGTCGGCCACGGCAAGATTGGCGGCGTTGAGGTTTCGGTGATTGCCGACGAGGAAGGGCTGCTGAAGTCCGACCCTGAACTCAACCTGACCGCGTGCGATGTTCTCGCTGTTGCTACCAAGAGCGCACCGGCCTATCTCAACGGCGGCGGTCTGGTCGGCACCTGCTCACTCGTTCACAACGAGAACCTGCGCGGCTTCACGGCTAACGAAGTAGCGCGGATTATCTCGGCGTTGGAGCGCGGCGGCTTCCCGATGTAGTCGCTCGCTCCGGTTGTCTACGAGGCCGTCGCTCCCATCTGTGCGGGAGTGGCGGCCTCTCTCTTTGTCGCAGCTCCGCTATCAGTTATCAGTCAGTCATTAGTCAGTCATTATTCCCACTCCATACCCCCGACCCCCCCAGACCCCCACCATCTACCGGATACCTGCGGCCGTGCCGGATACCGGCTCGCTAGGGGGGGCTTGACTTCCCCAGTAGACCTGCTACCTTTCTGGTGTTGGCACTTGCCAACGGCACAGGCACAGGAAGGTAGGAACAAGATGATCGACATCAGGAGTACGGCGCAGAAGTGGGTACAGAAGTACCTCGGCAACCAGTCGCAGGGAACCTGCCCGGCTTGCCGCCAGACGCTCCCGGCTGACGCGGCCTTCCGCGTTTATGTGCGCTACGGCGACGGCGACGACCTCATCGCTTATGTGCCAACCTACGGAACCGCTCTTGCGGTTCTGATTGGTTGGGCTGACGACGAGCGCGGCGGCTCCTTCTGGGCGTACTATGAGGGTAGCGACTGGAAGACTATGACTCCGGCACAGGCGGCTACCTTTGCCGATAGTCCGGTCGAGTTCTCCAACTTCGTAGACGCTATGGGCGGCGAAACTTCGGCTATCGGTGCCGAGGTCTTTGAGGCCGTTGAGTCTGCGCTGATCGACACCCCGCTGATTGGTGCGGTGTGGATTGACTCGCTCCACAATCCGGTGATGCCGAGCGACTACCGCTAGACCTCTCCGGTTCGTCTACGAGGCCACTCCCCATCTGTGCGGGGGGTGGCCTCTCTCTTTGTCGCAGCTCCACACGGGCAACATTTCAGGCGCGTCATTACTACGCCTTATCACTACGCCCCTATACCCCCAGACCCCCAGACCCCCAGACTCTTACGCCGGCACGCCGGCTTCGGTGGCCTACCGGCTAGGTGGGGGGCTTGCGTTCTCTGGTGGGGTGTGTATACTGGCCTCAGCCGGTCTGATGAATCGGCAGCACAGGAAGGGGTAGCAAATGAGCAAGGTAGGAATGACGCACGAGGCGGCGATGGCCGCAGCCGACCGGCTCGGTGGCCGGTTCGGAGTGTTTACGGCGTGGAGCGCGCCAACGACCGCGAAGGAGTTCGCTCGTCGTGAGGCCGCAGCAGCGGCGCGTGAGGCCGAGCATCGCGCCATTGGTCGCGTCAAGACGACCGGTGAGCAGAAGGTAGACGAGAAGGGGCGCATCTCTTTCGTCTACAAGGTAGCCGGCTCCATCAACCGCGATGTCCACGAAGGCGGCATCTATCTCAACAAGGCCGGTGAGCCTTGCGTTGATGTCGTCATCTCCGCGCCAACTGAGTATGGGTACACGACGGCGTGCGATTACGCCGGCGTTCCGGGGTCGGCTTGCGAGAAGCGTAGGCCGTTCCACTCTCACCGGACTATCAACCTCTCACGGCTCGTGTCGTGGTTGGATTCCGGCGAGGAGCAGAACCGCTAGGCGGCTGCGCTCCACCGGTACTGAGGCCGTCGCTCCTTCGGGGGTGGCGGCCTCTCCATTTCCAAGAGCTTTAGACGGGCAACATTTCGCCGGCGTTCATTATTCACCCCACACCCCTATACCCCCACTCCCCCCTACCCCCCACACCCCCAGACACTCCGGCTGATACCGGCGCGCCGTTCGACTTAGCCGCCGGAGTCGTCGCAGCTGCGCGCCCATTCACTCATCATTCATTCATTATTCATTCATTCATCATTCACACCCACTACCCCATACCCCCCTACCCCCCACTACTACTGCTAGTGCTGGCTGGCTGGCTCGCTGGACTAGACGGTCTATGGGGGGGCTTGACTTGACCGCGACCGGCCCTATAAGATGGCGTAGCCGGAACTTTCCGGTGGCACAGAGAGGAGAACCAAGATGGCAGCAACGGAGACCAAGAGCCTTTGGCTGGTTGAGGTGGTATGGGAAGGCGAGACGCGCCGTTCCTGGCACGCTACTGGTAAGGAAGCCGCAACCGAGTTGATTGGTTTGGCGGAGACCTTGGGGGCGTACAACGCCGACACCGCCGATGACGCTCGGGAGTTCCTGCTTGACGATGAGCGTTCGGCGTGGGTTGATTGTACCGAGACGACGACTTCGGGAGTCTGCCCTAAGTGCGACGCGATGGCTGGCTGGTCAGGCGACTATTGCGAGCCGTGCGGCTATCAGTTCGGGGAGAGCCTTGACGACTAGCCGCTGACCGCTACCGGCCACCGAAGCCCTCACCCCTTCTGTGGGGGGTGGGGGCTTCTTGTTGCGTCGAGCTCGACGCTTAGTTCATCAGTCGTTATTCATTATTCATCTATTA